CCGTCATAGAAAACTGGGGTGACGACTGCGCCGCCGCCGACAACCGCAGTCAGGAACGTCGGCGCCAGTGCGTCCGTGACGTAGGCGGTATCGCCTTGAGCGCCTGCCGGGAGCGTGGCTACGGTATACCCTGGCAGTTGGACGGGAACGGCGAAGTCAGCTCGAGCATCGTTGATGCGTGCGCGCTCCACGCGCGCGGTTGAACCGTTAGCCGTGGTCTCAAAAGTTAGAAACGTTTCGCGGTTAGTACCACTCCACGTCGAGCCGGGGCGGATGCCGAACAAGCCGGCGGCGCCGGTCTGCCAGTTTGTGCCGTCATAACCGCTGGCGCCAACGTAGCCCAGATAGGAGTTGCTCGCAACGTTGATGGCGGCGAGCGCCCCTATACCCCCGGCCGCGCACACGAATCGGAAGCCGTTCGAGCCACCATTCGGGGCTACGAGTCCTATGGACACCGAAGCGGAATTGCGGCCGACAGCGAGCACCGAATCGGCGTTTATAGCCGCCGACGGAATGGCAGATGAATCGGGCACAACGCGCACGAGGGAACCTTGCATCTGCAAGTACCCCGTGTCGTTCCGTATGATCGAGTTGGTGCCATCGTGATAGAGACGTAGATCGCTGCTGGCGCCAATCTGCAATTCGTAATTGTCTGTCACCAGGCGCGTTGCAGAGGTAGTCCAGTCCTGTCTCAGCGTGCCGCCTACTGACGTGCCGAAGTTGTTTGTGCCAATCCTATAGAAGCCGTTGTCGGTGTCGTTAAACCAACCGAAAGCGGGCAGCGATTGCGAGCCGTCGAGAACGTGAAAGCGGGCGTTGCCGCCTAAAACTATACGCGCCACTTCGGTAGTGCTGCTGAAGATGGATAGATTTCCAGCGTCGTTTCGAATTATAGAGTTTGTTCCGTTGTGAAACAGCCGAAGATCCGCGCCATCGCCGAGCTGCAGTTCGACGCTGTCGTCAGCCCGCCAATACCCGTTAGTGGCGGTGAACGTCCACTTCACCGTGCCGCCCTGCTGGAAAGTCATGTCAGCTAGCGTGCTTACGTTGATAAATGGGCGCCCGCTAGCGTTGCTATACCCCAAGCGTACGCGCGCAACCCCCGAATTCGAGTTTACGGTGAACCCGGCCGTCCCAGACCCGCTGTTCTGCTGGATAATCTGAGTCGAGGTCGAGTCATTGCCGATGTGCGTTACGGTGCCGGCCCCGATGCCCAGGTTATCGGCGCCGGCCCTGTACAACCCCAGATCCAAATCGCTGATGAACGTTACAGATGGTGCCGCGAGCGATCCCGCTGCAAACTGGATTTGGTCCGAATCGCGCGTCCAGCGCATGAACAAAGATCCAGTAGCGTCGTTGTTATGGCGGTAAAAATCTAGGTCGCCGGTTAGGTCTATGTCCCCTTCGTGCTCAATGCGGAAGCCGTACACGCGATCGGGAGACTCCCAGAATGCTAAGCGGTTGCCGCACTCTTCAGCAGGATCCGTGCCGTTGAAGGAGAGCATTTCGATACCGGCGAAACCGCCGGCCCCTTCGTTCTGCAGCAGAAAGCCGCCGTTGTTTTGGATGCGCAGCGGCAGCGTTTGGTTGACGCGCGTCGTTCCTACGTCCCAGCGCAGCGTGCCGCCTGTCGTTACCCCGAGATCATCCTCGCCGACACGATAGACGCCAGTATTCACATCGCTAGTGAACGTGTACGAGGGCAGAGCCGCGGTGCCGTTAGCGCCCCAGATCGGCAGCACAAAGCTCCACTGGCCTGTGATGTTCTCGCGCGCCTGCCACATGGTGTACTGCGGGTGGTCGTCACCAACCTGCAAGCCTTGCAGCGAGCTGTGCCTCGTCGTTCCACTAGCTGAACGCAAAGCCGCTAACGCGGCTTCAAGGGCCGCGACGCGCGCCTCAAGATCGGGGTCTATGAATACGGCCTTCCCGACTGTGCCGAAAACGGGGACTTTGACCTTGGCCACGGCGTCACCGCTTTGGCTTCGGTTTCTTCACCAGGGGCTCGGAAAGTCCGAGAATGTCGGCCAGCGTTTCGGCGCGGAAGTTGGTAGCAGGCTCGGCCAAGCGCTCACCGTCGATGACGATATCGTCCAGACCCTCGGCGCGCGTCAGAAGCTCGCGCCCGGTGCGACCCCGCGGCGGCTCCAGCTCGAACGCGCGCCCCAGGAAGTCCGTCTGCTCGCCAACGTCGCGACGCGGCGGACGCGGGCCCATTTCACCCGGCGTGTCGAGTTCGAGAATCTCCCGCAAGTCGAGATCGCCCTGCTCCGGCGTGCGCGGCGTATCCGGCTCCGAGCGCCGGCCGTAGTTCGCTGTGCGCGCCTCGTTGGGAACGCCGAGGCGGCGCTGAAAGCCTTCGGAGCCGATATCCATGCCCGGAATCTTGCGGATACCGGCCTTCAGGATGCTCTTGATGATGCCCTCGCGCGAGTTCTCCACCTCGCCGCCAGCGCGCGCTGCGGTCTTGGTGGAGTGTCCCGATACGTTCGGCGCGTGCTCGTAGGCGTCGGCGAGCAACTCGAGGCGCCCAGACAGGCGCTTGCCACCGGACTTCTTGTGGATGCGGTACAGCACCGAGGTATCCACTTGGCCCGCCCGCGTCGCGCTCTCAACATCGTGGATCTTGGCGAACTGCTCCCGTGCAGCCTGGTACTCCTTGAACAGCTGCGGCTCACCGGCGACTTTCAACTCCCTGCCGAGCTCGTCCTCCAGCGCGTCCGCCATGTTGCGATCGGCGTACCCTTTAGCGTTGACTTCCGGGTTCTCGGCCTGAATAGCCTTCGCCGCCCGGCGCCGCAGAGCGCCAATGACGCCGAGCACCGTCGGCTTTCCGCCACGGGGGAGTTCCAGCTTCACGCTCTCCAGAGCTTCCCGGTATGCTGCCGCGAGCGGCTCCGACATGGAACCCTTCTCCGCGAGCACGCTCTCCACCATGTCGTACGTCTTGGCGGGACCGGCGCGTAGGCCCTCAAACGTCGCCTCGTCCAGCCCCTGCGGTCCCAGATCCTTTACGCCGAGCTCCTCGCCCGCGAGGGTCGTGTAGCGGTCCTGGTTGTGGAGCGTCATGTCCTTTTTGGTGTCGGGCGCGTTCGCAAAGCGCTCGCGGAATTCGCCCGGCACCTTGGTGCGCTTGCCGGGGTGCATACCGCGAATATCGGAAGGGCGCAGCCGGATATCGGCCTCCCGCAGCGCCTCCACCATGGGGCTTACCGGGCCGTCCGGCGTCGGCAGGCTCTCCCGAGCACCGCTCATCTCCTCGCCGAGATCAAACTCGACCGGCGGCGACGGGTCAGCGGCCGGGGTTTCTCCACGGCCGGGAACCTGCGGATCGAAGCGCGTGCGCCGCGCCGTATCGACGCCGCTCACGGGCTTGGTGACCTTTGGAGCACCCATCAGGGTCAAGAGGAAGTCCGGCAGCATGTCGGCCGTAGCGGCCACGTCCGGGCTTCCCGTGAGTTCCAGAGCCCCTTCACCGAGGCCCCGCTTGAGGCTCTCCATAGGCGCGAACATCTCGCCCAAGTTCTCGCCGAGAATCTTGGCGGAATCGCCCCGGAGCTGCCGGTGATGCTGCCCCTGAAAGTCGCGAATGAAGTTGGCGGCGTCATTGGCGTCTTCGGACACGAACGGCGCCGTGAGGCCACCCACCATGTCCACGATGGCGTTGTTAGCCGTGGTCAGGGCCAATTCTGGGGCACCGAGGATCGTGCTGCCCGGACCCGACTCCTTGAACTGCTGCCAGAACGACGGCTGGCTCATCTTCGCGCGCCAGTCGGGGTCCGGTGCCTGCGTGGCGTCATGCGCCAGCAGTTGCTCCTGCCGAGCCACGTCACCCGCGTCCACGGCGCCCTTCACGGCGTTCATCATGTCCATGGAGCGCGGAGCAGGCATCGGCGGTGCGGCTGGGGTCTGGGCAGGCTGGAACGCCTGCGCGGCTGCAGCAGCTTGCTGGATGTCGGGGGCGTCTACCTCGTAGACCTGGCCGTTGTGCTCGACTTCAAAGAGAGGCATTACTGCGGCTTCACTCGGATGCGTACACCGTTGATGGTCTGCCAGCCGCCCGCATCTGCGGGCGCCGCGGGAGCGGCACCGCTCGGGGCCTGGCCTGCCTCTATGGCAGCCACGCGCCGGAGCTCGGCCAAGTGCTTCTTGACTTCATCCCACGCGCGCCGCGCCTCGTCTTCCGAGATGCGCGTATCGAGCGCGCGGGTGAGTGCGGTCTGCACCTTGAGTCCTTCTTGGTTCGACAACTGCCCGAAGCCGCGCATCTTCTGGATAGACGCGAGGAACGCCTCGCCACCCAGCGTATCGAGCGCACCGCGCGCATCGGCCACGTCCTGATAGGCGAGCCCCATCGCCATCTTGCCGAGGTCCGTACCTTGGATATTGCCGTAGAGGCCTGTGAAACCTTTCTTTGAGAGCAACCCGTCAATATCCTGCTCGAACTTGTCGAACGTAGCGAGTGCGCTCTGCAAGCCCGCAGCGTTGCGGCCTTGCGCTTGGCCCTGCTCAGTTGCTGCAGCGATAGTGCCCCTGTTCTGCGCAACCGTAGGCACAGGCACCAGCGGTGTGGCCTGCGGTGTGGGTGAGGCTCCAGGCACGTATTGCGCGCGCGGATTGCGGCTGAACACCACCGGAGCGCCTCCGGCGTCCGTAACCCCGAACGTATCTCGTATGAGATCGGTAGCCGCGATACGGCCAAACGGTCCTTCTTCGGTCGTCAACTGCGCCGGGAAGCCGTAGCGGTCAAGAAGCTGCATCTGCGCCGATTGGCTGCCGTCGCCACCGAATACTGCACCGAGATCATCGATATTCGCCGGGGTCTCGAACTTGTTGAAGGCGCGATTGCCTACCTTGTAGATAGTCTCAATAGGAGCGTTGGCCAAGCCGTGGAGCGCTATCTGACGCTCGTCTACAGAGAGGTTCGGGTCGCTCGCACGTCGGCGAATATCGAACTCTTGATTCTTGAGCATCAAGCTCATGGGGTCCGTGAGGCCCGCGCCCGCGCTCAAAGCCGTGGACGCCGCGCGAGCTTCGTTGCGGCCGAGGCCCGTCGCTACCAAGTCCTGCTCCATGCGCGCGCGGGCAGCGTTCTGCTCCACCCGCTGGCGAGCCTGCGCAAGCGCATTCTCGGTCTGCGCGCCGAGCGCGAGACCCTCCTGGTAGGATTTTTCCGAGTCGCCGCCGAAGACGGCGCCGAGATTTGCCCAGCCGTCCATTACCGTTTCACCGTGTCCAAATACTGCTTCCAGCGGTCTCGCTTCGCGAGAATACCCCCTTCGCCTTGCACGATGGAGTTGCTCAAGCCGTTGAAATCTTTCGGCGCACGCATAGCGTACGTCTGCCCGAACGCCTGCAGCCCGGTTCCGAGCGCATCAACCCACGGATTCGTCCGCCCCGCCTGCGCCGCGCGCAACTGGGTCAGGAAATCCAGCGAGTTGGCGCGATCACCAATCATGTTGATATCCGTAGCCGTGTCGGCGATGCCTCGTGCCTCGCGCTGGCGCTGCAAGCCCGGGGCGTCAACAGCCGCGAGCTGCCCGGATAGGTTCCGCCCTTCCGTGACAGCGTTGGCGCGCGCTTGGCCTACGTCCGCCGTGAAACGGTCGCTGACCGCACCCGTGGCGTCGAAATCCGCGCCGCCGTCGGCGGCCTTGGCCTTGCGCAGTGCGGCAATGAAAGCGTCGTTCTGCTGTCGGCGCTCCGCTTCAGGGCTGGAGGCCGAGAACTCCTGAATTTGCCGGCGCACGCGGTCGCCCGCCTCACGCTGCAACAGCGAGCGCGCAGCAATGCCGCGAGCGACTTCACGATCCTGGTTTCGCAAAGCGCGTTGGCTGTTCACCAGTTGCGCGACGCCGCCCAGCCCACTCATCACGGTGCCGACTGTTACGGGATCAAGTCCGGGTACACACATATCAACCTCGAGAGAACGCGCGAGCGTACGTCTGCGCTTCGGTCAAGCCGCGGCGGCGCGCTGCAGCGTCCATAGCGTTGCGGTACGCCGTAGCCGTGCCGCCGAATACGTCGCCCAGACGATTCGCCAAATCGATATTCTGCGCGCTGCCCAGATTAGCACTCAGCATATTGGCCGTCTGCTGGCCGGGGTTACCGACGTCCGTGCCCGACTGTGCGAGGGCGATCATCTGCTGGCGCGTCTGCTCGTCGCGCGAGCGCAGATCCGCCGCAGCGCCCTGCGCCTGCCGCTCGACGTTGATAGCGCCTTCCTGCGCCTCGCGGCTCAGGCGCCGGCCAGCATCGACAGCCGCGCTGCCCCCAGTCAAGCCCGCCTTGGCCAGCGCGAACTTGTTCTGCCGCGTCGCGAGCGCACGCTGCTGGTTAAACTGGGTGTTGAGACGATCGCGCAGAGCTTGCGAGAACTGCGCGTACTGCGGCTCGCGGCCGGCAAACGCGCGGTTGATGGCCTGCACGTTGCCGGAAATCTGCGCCTGGCGAGCGGCTTCCGCCTGCTCGGCTCGCTTGGTCGCCTTGTCTCCGTCCGGCATACACACGTCAGTGAGTCTCCACCTTGCGAACCGCGACGTACGTCACCGCGTCTTCGCCATTGGCACCGTACCCGGGGTGGAGCGCTTCAAACGTGAGCCCGATGCGCTCGTACCACGCTCGGGCCTCTTCTCGATGGGCGAGTGTAACCGTTTCGATGCGATGCGCCAACCCCGCAGCGAACAGCTCCTGGATGATAGCCCGGCACCGCTCCGTCAAATCCGATCCGTGCTCGGCCCACGCCCATTCCGGCGCCATGAACCATGTGCGAAAGACGCCGGGGCGCTGCGGCAGGAATCCGCCGACCGCCACGGGTTTCTCGCCGGCCCAGAAAGTGTACTGATGCGGAGCGTCTCCCACGATCTCGGCTAGCGTAACGAGGAATTCCTCCACGTCGAACGAAGCGCCGGTCTGCGCCGTAAAAAGTTCGCGCTCGTTGGTAGGCAACTCCTTGGCAATGGTGGCCACCGCCTCGAAATCGTTGATGTCGGTCGTGTGCAGGTTCATCCGGTCCCCTGGTCGTTGCGATAGATGTTCGAGGCGTACCACTCCCACGACTGGCTGGCGTCGAAAGTGAGACGAAACTGGAAAGATGGGGCGGTAAGAGGCATCGGCACCATGGAGCCGGGCAGCGTATCGCCGTCAAGCGCGTAGTCGGGCGTCGCCAGCGAGAGATCGCGCTGGTTGTAGCCGATGGACACGCGGAAAGTGCCATCCGCCACGATGTCGAAGCCCTCGAGCATTTTGTCGATGCCGAGAAGTCCGAAATCTAGATACGGCCACGAGATGTAGCCCTCGAACGGCGTACCCGAAGCCGCGGCAACCGGCGTGAACTCTGCGGTGTATATGGCCCCGACCGAGAAGTTGCACAGCGTATCGGGCCATAGCCAGTGGTAGGTGGTGAAGCCGCCGCTCGAACTCTGCTCGAACGTTGCATCCGCGGCAGCTAGCGTGCCAGAGAAGCCGCCGGCGATGGCGACTTCGGTGAAAAACGCAGTCTGCGGTGAACTGCGCGCGTCTGCGTTCGGCACTCGAAGATAGACATGAAACTGCTGCGTCAACGGCTCCAAATTATTGACCGCAATGACGTTCACTTCGCTGAAACCTGCCAACGTGCCGCTCGACAGAATGCCGCCGGTGTCGTACCCACCGGCCTCGAAAGTAACCACGCCGCGGCTCGACAGACCGCCATCGCTGCTCAAAAAATCGGGCTCTAACACGATGGTGCCGCCACGGGCGTCAGACATGTCGTCGTCAAGCGCCTCGGGATCCATGCGCCACACCAGGTTACCAGCGCGCAGGTACAGATCGTCACCCAGAATGGTCGCGTCCGTGATCGCATCGGGGAACACGTAGCGAGACCAGCTCCAATCTTTCGTACCTCCGTTCATCGTGAGCACGAAAGCCTCTTCCTCGAAAATAGCCCAGAACTGGCCCGCCGCCGGCCACGTCAGTGAGATGGGCGCGATCCCTTCGAGAATCTTCGCGAGCACGAGTGGGTCGATCTGCGCGCCGAAGTAGCCTGCCTGCAAATTGGTGCTGGCGCCAGCGATGCCGATGCTGCGAATGCCGACGGGCGTGACCATGGCAAAGTCGTTGCTGACGGCCTGGCCAGACTTGTAGAAGGTGCAAGGAACGGGCGATGCATCGAGAAAAGCCATGTTGGCCGGATCTTCGTCGATCTGCCACATCTGATAGCCCTGCGCATTGAATGCCAGCAGGTTGCTGCGGTACAGCCCCAGTGCTGCAACATCGTTTTCGCCGTACTTCTGCAGGCCGAACGGGAGAAAGCCCGCATCCTCTTCGCTAGACCAATCAAGAGGGTTCGTGGTCGCCGAAAAACCGATGATGTCGCCATCGGCGCAGAACACCTTGCTCGCACCGATCACGACAATGGGGCCCTGCGGGCACTTCTCATCCGTAACACGCCAGTCCATCGCCACCCAGCGGATCGTGCCGTCGGCGACTTCGCCGCCGGGAGTCGTCGGCCACTCGGGCTCGTATTCACCCGAGACAAGCACCGGAGAGGCTTCCCAGACTACGCGGGACGCGAACACCGCTTCCCATGTGACCTCGTTGTCCACGACCGTCTGGCCGTTGACGAGGGGCCACACGGGCTCGCTCGAGCCTGAATACCCTGCGGTAGCCTGTACTGCGCGGAACACGAGCCCCGTAGGGAGCGACGCCACGAGGGCATCCCATGTGCAATTGTCCACCCACAACTCGTCGCCTCCGCTCGTGCGGAAAGCGAACACCGAGAAACGTGCGAATGCCGCGCCAGCCGGCGCCACCGCTGCAACCGAAGACTGCTTCCAGTTCTGGTTCGAGGTGCTGTTCACCAAGTTGCCAGTCGAAGACGACAAGAACTCGTCCGAGGCGTCATACCAGAGAACTTCGCACCGTGCGCCGGCTTGGCCCGAACTGGATGCGCCCTGCTGTACTTGGCAGCTGGCGTTGATGGTCTGCCCCGGAGTCACTTCCGTCGCGTTCGCGTTGATCGCGCGGCCTTCTCCCGTCGCGTCCCACTGCAACGACCATGTGCCCTGGAAGTGCGTGCCGTTTCCGAACTCGCCGATCGAGAAGCCCGCGTCGAGCGTCCAGCCGGTGTTACCCGACTCGAAACCGCCGTTCGTAACCTGATCGGGCTGCGGCGGCGGGGTGGACGCTGGCTGCACCAGCGAGCCCGGCGGGTAGATAGTTCCTGGTTGCCAGACGGGTGTGGGCATGACTCAGCGCCGGAAGATGTTGCGGAAACGATCGGCGATGCCGGGAGACGGAACGACGCTCGTATCCGGCATTTCAGTGAACGACGGCGGCGTATCCGCGGCGCCATCAGCGTCTTCAAACACCTGTGCGCCATCCTCGGTCGGCCACACCGGCTCGGTAGAGCCGGAGCGCGGATTGTCGCCTTGCGTCTCAACCACCGTATAGTAGAAGTCGTTGTACTCCGTGGGCTCGATGACATCGCTCAGCGCGCGTGAAACGTTCGCCGCCCATGCGGGGTTCGGGTCGGTCAAGCGCTGTGCCTGGAACGCCAGGCCGTTCGGAACGCTCGGGACAACGATGTCGCCGAGCTTGTAGACGGTCTCCGCTTCCCACTCATCGCCGCCCTGAAGCCAGAAGTGCTGGCACTCGCCGTTCGTGAAAGTAGCGGCGACGTAAAGATATCCCATGAATGGCGCAGCAAAGTTGATCTCCTGAATGGGGATCGGATTGTCCGGCGTCTGGTCTGGATGGGTGATGATGTTGAGAACGATGCCACTCGGCACTTCCACATCCGTGTGACAAAACACATTGAGTGCGCCGTTGTACGCAACAAGGCCCTTCGTGGGACTGTCACCCTCCGTGTCATCGGCGAGATCATGCGTGCGCACCGAACCGGGACGCACTTTGATCGTCTTGCTGCGGGTGATGTACCCGTTCACCAAATCGTAGAGAGAATCCTCGAGCGCCCCACCTTTGGTGCGCTGGCGGTTGATGCCGCCTTTACTGGTGGTTAGGGCGACGTTCGTGTCGGCCATGTCACACCGGAGGGTTGAAGGAAGTCATCACCGGCTCGACAGCCGGTGGCAGCTTCAGGACGTTCGGCACGTAGCGCCGCGTCAGATGTTTGCCGGACACGAAATCACTCAACTTCTCACGAGCATCGCGCTCGACCTTGAGTGCATCCTTCTGGCCGTAGTGCGCCTTCGCGTCGGCGAGCGCGCGCATGAACACCAAGTCGGAATCAACAGTGGTGCGATCCGTGTCAGCCTGAAACGGCTCCAAGCCCATCTGGCCCTTGATCCAGAGCTTGTACGCGGCGTTCGGAACGGGGAACACCTCGATGCATGAGCGGATCTCGTACAGTTGCGGAATGCCCTCTTGCGCCGCCGTCGTGTAGTACGACGGATCGATGCCGCACCGGAGCGGATACCACATGTTGTTCAGGTCTTCGATGCCGACCCACGAAATGCGGATACTCGCGTCATTCAGGTGGCGCGTGCAGTCCATGTCGGAAAAATAAGTGGAGCTGTCGTTGTCGCGGATGCCGTAGTAACTGATCCCGGGCACCATCGTCCAGCGGAAAAAGCGCTCGGTACGTAGCACCGGATTTTTCAGGTACAGGTCTTCTTGCGCGTCGCGCAGAAAATCGTCCAGCAACTCCGCCATGCCGGGCGGCGGGTTGGTAGCCATCGCGGAGTAGCCGAGCCGACGCATCATGCGCGTGCGCAACTGCAGCAACGTCTGGTTGCTGTTCGTATCGACACACTCGCAGTTGAAATCGGTCTGGCTCACCGTGAGGCTCCTCGGTCAAAAAGACGCCCAGGGCTGTTACACCCTGGGCGAAATGTTCACCCACCCACGAGTGAAGTCTGCTCCTTGCGCGGACGGCCGCGGGCGGCGCCGACGAGATCGCCTTCGGGGGCGTCCGTCACGGAATCCTGGATGGCCTGTGCGAGTCGGTCCACGCCGAGTTCGCCGTACACCATGTGTACGAACGGCGTGCCGAGGCTGCCGTCCTCATTGCGCGAGCGCTTGTAGCGACTGTTCAGGCGGTCGAACTCGTCTCGCGCCTCCGGGGGTTCGCGGTCCACGAGCTTCTCGCCGACTTCAGTCACGGCATCCTCGCCGTGGACCGCTTTCAGTACGGGAATTTCCCACTGCGGAAAGCTGTTCTGCAGCTCGATGGTTTCGTTGCGCCGAATGCGCACGGTGATGTGTCGAATCATAGTCTTGTACTCCGATGGGTGGGTAGAATCCTCCCCACTTGCGAACAAGTGGGGAGGTTTTTGCTGTGGTAGCTCAGTTGCCGAGAATCACGAGCGATCCGGCGCCGTTTTCGATGGCCGCGTAGCGGCCACTGATGACGACTTCAGCCGACCCGCCGGCGGGGATGATGGCGTCCGTGCCATCGACCTTCTTGGCGGTGTTGAACGGGCCGGTGGAGGCATCACCGAACTGCAGGGTGTCCTGGTTGGACCCCGTGTTGATGACGACCGCCGTGTAGTTCGGCAGGAACGGGGCCTCATCACCCATGTCGGTGACGGTGGCGCCCTGGACTTGTTTCGTACGCATGGTGGCTGTACTCCTGGTGAGCCTGAGTTACGCCAGCGCCAGGACGGCGTGAGCGTTGCGCTTGCTGGTCGTCAGCGCGGCCTTGCTCGTCAGCGCCCAGTAGTGGACGTAACGGTCGTAGACGCGCGGCGGACGACGCGACACCATCCAGTGGCCCTTGATCGGGCGCAGCTTGATGAAGCGCATGTTGAGAAAGTAGCAGCGATCCGCCCACAGGATCGTGGGGGTGTCCAGCGTATCGAGCAGATCGAACACCGGATCCCAGATCAGCTCCACGCCCTTGAAGTAGAGGCCCGTGGAGATGCCGTTGCCGACACCGCCGTCCAGCGTGCTCGCCTTCTTGTTGCCCTCGGCGCCGCCGACGATCACCTGGCGCTGGATCGCGCCGCCGGGCGAACCCACAGCATCGCGATAGGCGTCGATGAAGTTGGCACCCGCGAGGATGTAGTCGGGCGGGAATCCGCCGTAGCGGATGCACGCGCGCCACGCGCGCTCCATGGCGTCGAGCACGCCTTCGGAGCTGTCTTCCACGCCGAGATCGGCGTAGTTCTGCCACCAGCTGTTGCTGGCCGCGATGGTGCCGACGGTTCCGCCGGACGGGTTGAGCGACACGAGCGCGTCGAGACCGGGGATGTCCAGGTTCGACTGCGAGCCGTCGCGGTGCAGCATGAGGTCGAAGTTCTCCTCGAAACCGAGCTTCAGGGTCTCGAGGTTCTCTTCGAGCAGGTTGGTCAGCTGCACGACCTCGTTCTCGGTCGGCTGACCGCCCTTGTCGTCGGTCATCGCGATGCCGTTCTGGGCGAGCTCGTCCTCGTCCAGACCGAAGCCGTCGTGCCACGAACCCCAGAGGTACTTGGCCTGATCGACGGTGCGCTTGCGGTTGTAGGTGACCTGGCTCGAGCCGAAGTACGGCTGGAAATTGCTGTCGTTGCTGAAACGCAGCTGTTCGACCACGTACTGGAGGCCGCCGGACCATTCCTTCTTGCCGGCGCCGAGCTTCTTCAGCCACGGGTGCGCGACGTTGATCTGGTCCACCGGATCGTTCTTGAGATAGAAGTCCAGGGCGAGCTTGCCGCCGTAGGACAACTGTTCACTGGTAAAAGGCATGGAAATACTCCAAAAAGGTTGAAAACAACGCCTTTGGAGGGGCACGACGCCTCTTTCCAGTGCCGTGAACGCGACGCGGATTGCGCTCACCTTCCCCAGCTTGGCGGCCGGGGCAAGTCGATTCAGCGGTTTCCCGCTCAACGTGAATGCGACCCTAGACTAAATCCGAGCCTTTTGTCAACACCCGCACCTCGCCCGCGTGCTCCTGCGCCTCAAAGTGAGACAGCGCGAGC